AGTTCCATGACACATTAATCCAGCTCCTTGAGCTAAATATGCGTAATTACCCATACGAGACAATGGGTATATTCTAAAATAAACACCTGTACTTCCGCCATTTCCATATGTTGCTATATGTGCATTAAGTGCTATTTGTGCAGAATTATAAGTATTATATTTGTTATTTTTATCAGTTAATTTTGTAGACACTATAGCAGTCTGGGTATCAACTGAGGTTTGAGCTATTTGTTTTTCAGATAAAGCTGTTGCTTCTGCTGCTACCGCCGCATCATAAGAATCTGAAGCATCGTCTTTTGCTTCTTTTGCAGTTACTGCAGCATCATACTTATCTTCTGCTTCAGAAATTAAAGATTGAAATTCTTCTTTATAATTTAAATCAGCGACACTTGCGTTTAATTGTTGTATTTCTTGAGCGGCTAAACCTAATGGATCATCACTATATGCAGGCGTTAAGAACAGCCAACCAAAGCCTAGAATGGCGGCTAAAGATAATCTCCATAATTTAGTCCTAGTCAACTATAACTCCTTGTTACAACTTTTGCAACAAGTTAATTATAACATTGAACTATTTAGCGTTATCTGTTTTGTAAAAGCCCGTACCTTTAAACTGAATACCAAATGTGTTAAATTGTTTAACCATTGCCGCACCGCATTTTTCACAAAGCTCAACTGTGTTAGCTTGCGTTATTGGCTTAGGTATTTCTTTTGTGTATGAACAAATCACACACTTGTAATCATAAGCTGGCACTTTATCTCCTAAATTTTAATGAGCAGTTTATGAAGGACGTGCTCAGGTCCTATCCCAAGGCGTAACTATTAGCCCGTGTCCATCTTCATGGACAGAACTATTATACCTTATTTGACCTTGATTGTCTTTGGTTTTTTGTCTTCTGGAATTACACGGTCTACATCAATATGTAGCATTCCGTTTTTGAATTCCGCTCCAACTACCTCCATATATTCACCAAGCGCAAATGTGCGTGTGAATTTACGGGCAGCAATACCTTTGTGAAGGACTTCTCCAGTTTCCTCTGTAGTTACCTCACCCTTAACAATAAGGGTTTGATTGTCTACTGAAACCTCAATATCCTTTTTATCAAATCCAGCCACTGCCAAAGATACACGATATGAATCTTCGTCTACCTTAACAATATTATATCTCTAAAAAGATCCATAGCAAATGTTGTTACCATTTTATTCCTCCTTTAAGCGAATAAATTAATATGTGGGCCCCTTACGGCGACCCACATATATTATAGCAAAACGTTTTTCAGACTACAAGATTCGTTTCTTTTTTTCCTTCATTTTCTCTTCATTAGCTGTTGCTGCATAAAGAGCTCTCTGGTGAGCCAATGCTCTACCTCTGCTTGGATGACAGCCTTTAAGTTCGCCTTTATCATTAACTACTGCAAACCCTCTGCATCCAGCTACATTTTGTTTAATATTGTATGGCATAATACCTCCTAATCATTTGGGGGCTCTGGCATATCCATTTGGATTAGCCCCATTTCTTTTGCAATCTTTTGTCCCTCTGGACTTAAATGCAGTGTTGCTTCAAGATTTTCATCATATTCAACTTGCATTAAACCTTTTTCATATAATTTTAATAGGGTCTCATCTACATAATTAGTGTGAGCTTCCCATAGTTCAGGAGCAATCTCTTTTGCCTTTTCTTGAATAGCAAATATCAATTCGCCATTTTCATCTATGCCCTCAAGCGTTACAGCACCTATTTCTAAATAGTGCTCCAATTCCATGCCGTACTCCTCTTCATCCATAGTATTATTATACTCTCTTTTGTGTGGCGTGTAGGGCTCGAACCTACGACGGCCAAATTATGAGTTTGGGGCTCTAACCAACTGAGCTAACGCCACGTAGCCCTATTGTATTGTCCCATCCTCATTTTTGTCAATGGTTGTTTCTACCAACTGCTGGACATAATCAGAAAAGTGTTTTCTTATATTTCCTGGTGGCCTTGATCCAAGAGACTTCCAAAGCCTCTTATACTCAATTACATTAGCGAATGTTGTTGGGCATAATACGTATCCAGCATACTCTTTTAAGGTAGTAGGCAGGGGCACATGCTTTCCACAGCATTTACATTCTTTAGCTTTATCTTGATATATACTCATAGTATTTCCATTCCATCTAGTACGTCCGCCAAATCTTTTGGTATTTTAGGTGGTCTAATTACATTTAATCTAATTTCTTCGTCGTCTTTATTTGGTTTACGCATTAAAGAATCATATGTATGAACGTCTATTTCTTCACTATTATCAAATTTAGTTTTACTAATAGCGTTATAAATTGATCCGCATACTGCATCCGCCAAATCTTTAGAACCTTTTCTTGGATGGTCTACCCTATCACGCATAATTTTCAACTGCAATAATTCGTCTATAAGCAGCTTAATATGTGGCCCAGTCAGCCTATCTTCTGCCACAACCATAGCCATATCATCATAGTGCTTCTTAGCTACAGATAGCGTCTCTGTATTTATGCCATATGCTTTTAACTGTTGCATCATGTCATGTGAATTCCATCTATCAAATGTACACACTTTTATTTTAAATCCACGAGTTCTAAGAGATAAGATATAATCTTTTACCTCAGTAAAATCAACAGACTTGTCAGATGTTGGAGTCCAATATCTAACTGCATCTACTTCTACAATTGGCGCAGGCTGGGAGTATGTGTCGGTTACTTTTACATTTACCCACTTCTGAACGTGAGCCATGGACACGGCACAATGGTCATGCTTTTGCGCTAAGTCTACATGTATAAAGTATTCCTTATCAGGGTCTGGTGCGAACCAATTTTCAAATCTACCAAAGTTATCTACAGCTAAAGCCATATTGTTAAATGCTTTTTCTATTTTTTCACGAGACTTAAAGAATGCATCTACAGCTTCTGGTGGCATGCAGGCAAAACGACCTAAAGCATCTGGCATGTTTTTATAAAACTCTACTTTAAAATTCTCAATTGTTTTAGTTGGATTTATTTCCCAGGTTGGCCTCTTTAAAGCAAATACTCTTGGGATGTTGTATGAAATGATATGATCTTCTTCCCACTCTACAGTAACTTCATTTCCTTCTGTTCCGTCTGGCAGGCTATCATCCATCTTCATTGTTTTAGTTCTAATAATGGTTTCTTTTTCTGCAATTACAGAATCGTAAAACTTTTGAATAGGGTCATTTTTAAAACGTGGGAATGAAAGTAAAATAACTTTTCCATAGTCTGGAAAACGAGAAACAACAGATCCACGATACATATCGTATATTGCGTCTGCGGTCTTTGCCTGATCGTGTCCAGTTGTATTCTCAGTGGCAAAGCCTGAAATTTCATCTAGAATAACTGCAATTACGTTGTAACCCTCAAATGCTTCTCTTTCTGAGTGTCCAGAGTAAACGTTGACATTCTTGTTAAACCTGATTTCTGAAGCCTTTGGGTCGTACTTTCCAATAAACCATGGCGATCTATCTATGCGTGTTTTAAGACCTTTAAAGAATACATTATTTGCCTGTTGTGCGTTGACAGCGATGTTAAGAATATCTATGGTATCTCCTGGAGGCTTACCATAATATGTTGCAGGATCTTTAAGGCACAATAGCAAATAAACTATATATGATACTGAAATTGTAGAGCAGTAATCTTTGCCGCTACCTTTTCCAAGTTGTGCGATTACTTCATTACAGGTTTGCTTGTAGCGACGTCTGCCCTCTTCTTCTCCAAACAGTTTAACTAGGGTAGACTCTTTGTAAATTTGTGAGCTTTTTTCAATAAGAGTATATTGATATTCTGAAAGTGGTGGAAGCCCAAGATACTCTGGGCTAGTTACAAATGTCTTGAGATCGACTGGTCTTTCATCAAATTCCTCACCATCTAGGATATCGATGAGATCATTAAAATTAAGATCCACTAGCTTCCTCTGAATCAATGATAACTGGCTCTACTATTCCAGTTATTTGAGACAAACGTTTAGCAACTTCCATTTTACATTTAGGGCAGGTTGCAGTTACTTCTTTTAGGATTTTTACAAGAATATCTTGTTTTCTTTCTGTTTCCGCCATTTGTGTAGCCAACTCAGCATTATCAAGTAGGCCCACTTCTTGAAGCATGCCTATTCTTTTGCCCTCGATATCTGCGATTAACTTTAATGCCGTGGCTTTTACATTTAATTGCCCCGCTTGATCTGCATCTTCTACAGTCTTCCAGGCTTCTTTTATGAGCATAGCGTAGTGCTGGTCTGCTCCAGATATGGCTTCCTTTGCCCTATCACGAGCCCCAGAATCGCTTCTAACGACCTGTTTCCATTCTTCTATATACTCTAACACTTCCGCCCTCTTAAAACCTGTTGTGGCGGCAATCTGGGAAGGGTTACTACCCTTCAGTAGTTCTGAGACTACCTTATTCATGCGATCAAAATGATCAGCTAATTCAATGTCCATATATAGATATTATACCATCTTAGTTGACTAAAATAAAGTCCTATTTAATAAATTCTCTATAGTCTATATTTTCTGAATTTCTTTTTTGCCTATTACATTTTCTGCACATTATTTGTAAATTTTCAATTTCATGTCCGCCACCCAATGAATAAGGCAAAATATGATCTACTTCCCAGTTTGTCAAAGGACCCCAACATTTTACACATAAATTTGCAGATGTTTGTAAGACATTTTCAAGACCAAATTTATATGCATTTGATCTTCTTTTTGCCTCACTTCTTCTAAGGTTGTGACATTCTTTACATAAATAAGCAGAGTGACCTCTATCATTATGAAATTGAGATCGTGGTAGGATTAATTTGCATCCCTCACAATACTTTTGTTTATCCGTATTAACATGTTTTCCAAAATGTCTTTTAGACGGAGCACCCCTTCTTGAGCAGTTATCACATAAACCCTTTTTCCCCATTGCAGGAGAATGACATCCTTCTAGCTTACATTTACCATATTTATCATATCTATAATGTCTAAGATATTTATTATTATTAAATATTTTATTACTACAATCAATATATTCACACATATATCTATTTTATCATATTTTTATTATCATGAGAAGAAATACGATAAAGCACTAAATATCCTATTAAATCTAAGATGGTATCATCACCTGGATATTCTGATCCTCTTTTAACTCTATTCAGCTTATCGTCAATTCTCGTTGAAAGTTGCTCTAGAGCTGAAGCTTTTGAAAATATATTTATTGGATCTAAAGCTGAATTTCCGTAGGCGATATTCTTTTTAACCAGCATGTGTGCAATTTCATGACAGGTCTCAAGAATTTCTTTTCCAGCTTCTGTACCAACTGTTAATAAATAAAGATCCTCACATTTAAATGTTTTTGAATCTGGAAATACTGGTTCTAACATATCCGCTCCTATTGAACTTGAGATTCATATCTGCTATCAATCTCTATCCCGCCAACTTTTTCTGGCGGAAATGTATAAACATTAAATATACCCTTTGCCCCGTGTCTAAATATAAACCAATCAGTAGGGTAGTCCATTCCTATATTTTTTACATAACCCAAAAGCTTTTTAGCCCCTGAATTTGATACAACATAGCAAAGAGTGGACCAATCTTGATAACCTTTGGCTATATAGTCATTTATTATATCATTAGAATTGAATCTTGGGAACTGGTTTTCATGCACAAATATACTAAAAACATCATAATCTTTTGGACAGTAATCTAAAAATAGATTATACCTATCTATAAACTCTTCAGATAATTTAGCATCATCTTCAAAAATTAATAGATTATCCATATTATTTTCGGCCACATATTTCCAAGCTAGATAATGGCTAGCAAAATTCCCAAATTCTCCTGGCTTAAATGCTTCCCATGCAAATTTAAAGTCTCTATTATCTTTAATAAAATTTTCTTTAACACCTTTTATTTTTGCATTTACCGACTGAACAATATGTTTATTTCCATTTAAATAAACATCTATGTTGTCTCTATTCCATTTTCTTTCATCGTTTATGTATATAATATGATAATCAATTTTATTTCTTTTTACTTTAAGATCTAGATCTTTGCCGTAAAATGATTGAACTTCCATATAATTTTTATCATAAGACATTCTTCCATAAATTTTATTTACTATGGGGCTATATTCTTTAGAAAACTCATTAAATGCTTGATATATTAAAGCAGTCTCATTTGTTGCCTTGCTATGATTATAAGATGAACCTGCTGGATGAGTAATGATGTTCTTGCTATCTCTTACCACCAGCTTACCTTTACCTATCGCAAATGAAGAATGTACTAGGTCTATAGCCCAGCCAGAAACCATGCCTTCCCACCCATGCTTTTCTTGAAAGTAGTTAAAGAAATTTAACATATCTTGAACAATTTCTTTATGTAGTAAAAACATTATTCCATTAGTATTAGTAGCAACAGATATATCTTTGTCTATCGAAGAAACTTTAAGGTTTGTAGCATTAAAATTCCAAGGATCGTTTGTAAAATGTGGGGCATAAACATAAATATCTTCGTATCTAGAAACTACATCCATTATTCTATTCATGATAGAAGACCACGATCTACTACTTAAATCTCCACAGATAAATAGCATATAGTCGTTATCAAAATTAAAATCCTTTAATGCGTAATAAAATTGTCTATAATATCTTATATCTCCAAGATTTTGCCAACCGCTTTTAGGTTGTCCAGAATTTATTACAGTTAAGTCAAAACCATTCAATTTAAATTGAGATTCTATATTAATACAGTTGTCACGATAATCGTCCCAACAAACTAAATAGCTTTGTATCTTCACTGCATTCTACCTCTAATTTTTGTAGAAGATATTGTTTGTGTATACGGTACATATACCAGTCCTATTCCTCTTTCATCTAGCCACTCTTGGGTAAATGACATTTGTGAATAGTAATCTCTTTTTGCCCAATCAGATCCTACTACAATATAGTTAGGTCCAACCATCTCAATAGAAATTCTTGAATCTTGACCTCCGACATTCATTACAACCTCATCCACATACCTGCAAGAGAGTAGCACGTCTAGTCTTTCTTGCTCACTACATATAGGTTTCTTATTTTTAAATTGAAATATGAAATCATCGGTATTTAAAGCAACAACAACTTTGCCTTCAGCTCCAGCCACCTCTCTACATCTTTTTAATAAATTAACATGACCTGAATGGAAAAGGTCAAACGTGCCTCCAGTATAAACTATATTCATTGTGATATCCTGTCATAAATTTCTTGAGACACAAACCAGCTGTCCCACTTAGATTCTTCTGGAAGAATCATGATGTAGCCCTTACTTGTTAGTAATTCAGATATTAAATCTTTAGTATATGTGTTGTTATGCTCAACAGTAATTAAATTAAACTTTGTAGAAAAATCATATGATTTAAGTATGTGGTATTCAGATCCCTCTGTGTCTATTGAAATATAGTCTATAGTTTCTGGACAATTATGTTTAGATAAAAGATCCTTTAACGATATTGTGTCCACCATATACTTATTGCCATGATCTTTTCTAGTTTGAGTATGTACATCATTATAAGCATATTCGCTTATTCCTGAAAGTCCTTGAAAATTTTCTACCTCAATAAACTCTACGCTATCCCCCGTTTTATCTGATACACAAAGATATTCTATATTTGCATTTCTTTTTAATGGCAAGATCCTATTATAATGTTTAGATGGCTCCACTAATAGTCCGCTCCATCCATAATAAGTCTCTAATAAAAATGTATTAGATAGGTAAACTCCGTCGCAAGCTCCAAATTCAACAAAATATCCTGGAGTTTTATTAAAACAAAATAATGCAAGCAAGTCTTGATTTATTTGTGAATAACTTTCTTTAGTTATACAAAATTCTCTAAATTTATTTAGCATCATTTAATTAAGCCATTATCTTTCAAAGCTCTGTATATGGTCATTATCGTAACGCCACATTCTTTTGCTATTTCTTCCATAGTTTTCTTTTGAACTACATATCGACGGTATAGCCAGTCTTTACTCTTATAAAGTTTCATCGCTCCGTAAGTACCGTGTTTGAATAATGAGCAATGCCGAATGCATCTGCCACATCAAAATCGTCTAGCTGTAGGTTATATTTCTTATTAAAGTAATCTACAGTCCTTTGCTTTCTAATTTCCCGCATCTTTGCTTTGTACCAAGAGTCAGCA